TGGGTCTATAGTTCCATTTTGAGCAAGAGTATTGAATGTTTCAGCATAGTTTCCTTCAGTTTCAATAATCTTTGCTTCAAGTCTAGTTGTATCAACCCAATTGTCAGTTGCTGGTGTAAGTTCAAGAGTACCGTTCCAGAAACTAATTAAGAATGGAGTTACACTCTCTGATCTAGTTGCAAATGATTGCTTGATAAATTCTACTTCAGAATAATCAAGTGTTACAACATCATTTGCTTTTCTAACATTGTTACCTTCAATGGCAGCAAAATTAGGATCATCATTTGTATCGGGGTCTACAACTGGACCAAAAACAAGATCTACAGAATTGGTATAGTGTTTAGGTCTTAAAGCGTTAACCTTCCTATCAATTGAATTTTTGATGTCTACTGTTTGTTCTTGTGGTAAGAAATCAGAGAAATTATCTACAAAGAATCCAGATTTAAATCTGTTAAGACCATCAGAATCGGGAACGAAAAGATTTGCAGTTTCTTTCTCAAGAAGAGATAAAGATGTATAATATTCAAGACCTCTGATTCTATTTTCAAGTTTTTTGATATCCTGCATACGATATCTTTTATGCTCTAAGAAAGACAATCTTGCATTTCCTGGAGTATAAAGATAAGCTGGAAGTTCAACAGTGCAAATTTCAATTGCATCATCAACTGCCTCTGGACTTTGTGGATCGTCTGATGGTGTTCCATACATTACCTGGAATCTACCATCTTTGGTCAAGAACACTCTATCAACTCTTCCTTGATAGTATGAAACATCTGCAAGAATTGACTCATCCGAGGCTAATGGATTTGCTGCAGTTTGTCCCGAATTATCAAATGATCTTCCCAAAAATTCTAGTGGAGATCTAACAGATTCAGATACTGTGTAATCCGAAACTCTTGGTCTTATATCAATGAGATCTGTTACTCTTCTATCATCAACAAGTTTAATTTCCTTAGAGGAATAGTTAAATTGATTATAGGAATTAACTGTAGTGATATCACCATCATCAGTGCTATCAAAATATGCACTCTTAAAGTACACTTTTATTTGTTTAGATGGTGAAACAGAATCCGCATTTCTCTTGATAGAACCAACATCATAGAAAGTTCCTTCTTGACCTGATCTAAACTTATAATTTGAAGAAATATTGAAACTAGGAGTTGAAAGACTAGAAACTATTCCCCTTACAGATGATTCTTGAGACTCAATTGTTTCACCTTCAATGAACACAAATTCATTTTTTGAAATATACTCAATTGTTGTATTATTTGTCTTAACGGCAACAATTGCAACTGCACCACTAGTCTGACCAATTATTTGTTCGCCAATTAGTAGTTCCGATGTAGTTGTAGATGCACTATTAATTGTATTAAGAGTCATCAAAGGAGCAGAAGGTGCTCCAGTTCCTGCTGATTCATAAATTCCATGAATTTCTAAAACATCTGGAACATTTAATGAAATAACTTCATCTTCAACTCTAGTTCCAAATGGATAACTTCCATATGTCAGTCCATTATTAAGAGTCGTAGATCCAATTCCAGAACCTTGAAGTTTTGATTTATCAACAAGGACAGAATTAACTCTATTCTTGATTTTAACTTTTGCCTTGGGTTTCAACTTTTTCAAAGTTGCAACAAGTGTTGCACCAGTATCGTTAGAGCCTAAGTTTCTAATTTGAAGAGTGGTTCCATCAGCACCAATATCAATTTTATCCGAAGTAAGAGTCTCAGTTCCGCCATCAGATCTAGTGAGTAAATATCTTTCCTCATCAAACGCAAGGAAAGTTTCATTAGTGCCAGATTCAACTTGTGTAGAAAGTTGATTGCTAGAAATATTTACAGTAAATGTTTTTCTAATTGTTAAAGAAGCATCAGTTAAATCAACATTTGAAATATTTGCTTTTGCAAGTGGTGTATATAAAGTGTTGTCAGAAACAGTTGATAATTCTGTAGTGAGAACTTTCAAATCTGTTACATCTAAAGTAGATGATGGAAGAAACCCACTTGAGATACCTGCTACAGCAGTTGTTGTGGCAACTGTGAAATCAGATGTTCCGACACTTACAACTCTTGCAAAAATAGGATCATTATTTCTTCCAGCAGTTGTATCAGTGTATTCTACAATATCATTTTCTTTGATTAAAGTTCCTGGAAACAGGGGATTTCTTGCTGTGATGGTACTAATACCACCAGATAAAGTGCTTACAGTTGCAATGCCTACACTAAATCTTGTTTCTTGAACAACATCGGCACTAAATGTATTGATTCCAATAACACCATTGTTAGTGCCGTAAATAGATTTTACGTCAGAGATACCATGCTCTGTTACAGCTATTGCTGTTCTTCCATTTTGAATACCATTAAAAATCAGTGCTTCATTTGGAATAAAACTTCCTTCAGTTTCATAAACAGTAACTGCTGTTCCTGCAGAAACAGCATATCTTAAGAAACCTGTAGCACCACTATTTGCACCTTTTACAAATGTTGGAATACTTAATGTATCTGCTCGGTTCAGTGATAAATCAACAGTGGTTTGAACATCATAGAGTGCTAAATTCCATTCATTAACATCAGAATTGGTTGCATCATATGATCCAGATTCTAATTTAAAATCATATACTCTAGCCAATCCAATTTCTTTACCAGGAGCAGATTCTTGATCAGATCCAACTCTTTGATCTCTAAGACTTACGAAATAAGTTCCAAATCCAACACTTGGAGATCTATAAACTCTGTTTACATTGAGAGTTGGTCCTGTATTATAAATTATATTTTGATTTTCTAAAGTTCTTGTTGTTCTTGGTTTTTGTACATCAATATAAACAGCATTAAGGGTTTCAATTTCATAACCCTTTACATATGCTTTACCGGGAGAAATTTTGTAAAGTGCTAATTCATCAGATGCGGGAACTCCTCCTGGAGTAAACTGTCCTTCTTGAAAAATTCCACCATTACCAATGTTATCATTAAGTGAGTTTAATGGAGTTACATCAAAAGGTTTGACATAATAATTACCAGACTCATCAAAAGTTCTTCTTGCTAATACGTCATCAAAATTGCTGTTACCTGAAGAACCTGTTCCAAAAACACCTTTCTTTGTCTTTGTTCTTAAAACACCATTGACAACCGTGCCGAGTTCAATAAAATTATCATCATTAAAGTTATCTAAACCTTTTTTGAAGAGACTTAAAGTTATCTTTAAACGATCTGCACCTGGTGCTGAGTAATTATTAAATCCTTGCGAATTGTCATTAAGTGCCTCATCCAAATCAGAGGTAATAATCTCTTCATTGATAAAGAGACCAATCCTATAGTTTGGTGTGTTGGAATATTGATCAAGAATTAATGTTTCTCTAGCAACATTAACAAAATTTCCTCTAACAAAGTAAACACCTTCTTCAATCTGGAATGACGAACCAACTGCATTAGCACCAGTTGCAAGTGCAGCTGCAAAAGGTGTACCAGCAACAATAGTTGAGTTGCCTAATAATCCAGAGGTAATTATTTCATTACATGACAGCAATTCACCATCAGTAAATTGTTGAGTAGAGTTATTTGCAGTGCTTGAATTTAAATAATTGATATAAAGTGTCAGATTTCCATTATCAGAATTTTCTGGAAGAAGAATGCTATCAACATATGCACTAACCCCTGATGTCTGTCCAGTAATTTTAGTACCAAGGAGTTGATCTGCATATGCAGATACAGGAACTCCCTGATAGTTATTCTGCAATTGGACGCAATAATATGACTGACTATATCCAGTATTTCCTGGAATTACCTTTGCACCTTCTTTGAAAAAATGTTGACCAAATCTTTCAATTTGATTCTGAAGGATTGATTGTAAATTCGTTAGTTCCCTAGCCTGAATAGGATATCCAGGTTTGAATAATACCTTATGATAATCGCTCGCTGGATCAAAATCGTCAAAATATGGAGCTACGTTGAGGTTCGTTTGTTGAGGCATAATTCTTTAGAACTGCAAAATAACTTTTATGTCTTCCTTTTGGTTCACTGACCTTGTAATTGATGGTCGATTGTCAACGTAAATAATATTTCCAGAATGCTTTTTGACCTCTGGATCTGCAAGACCACTAGTAAAACTTTGACCAAGATAGTATGTACGATTATTTATTACGGTAGAAATACCTGAGAAAGAATCATCAATAGTCAAATTTTGTCCTGATGAAGGAACGATTGTTAACGATCCTCCGGTCCCTGGAGAAGCAGTAAAATCTTGCAACTCAAATCCATAAGTAGGTTGTGTATTTGCAGTTCCTACAGTATTAAAACCTGCTAAAGATCTATCCTGCCAATATTTAAGAACACCTGTTGTTTGATTGTAACTTACGACTCTTCCAACAGCAGTGGTGCCAGTAGAAATTGTTTGTGTAAAATAAGAATCAGCAGTAAATGTAGCAGTGCTATATCCAGTTCCTACAAGTTTAAGAGCACCTGTTGCACTTGCTTTATCGGCAGAAAGTAATGTTGTTGATCCAAATTGTTCAGGATTTTCAACAATACCTATTCTTGCGATTTCATTACCTGTGATAAAATCTGGATTTTGATTATCATTTTCAATTCTTGAATACATCAAGACATTATATGCACCAAGTTCTCTGTAAATATCAGCACCATGTCCACCTTGTGGAGACATTATTACATCAAATGTAGGTCTGGTCGTTCCTGTAGGAACACCACCTGCAACCAAATCAACACTACCAAAAGTATATCCAGAACCCTGATTTGATACTACAACTGAACTTACTTGAGAATTAGCATCAATTGAAATAGTGCATTGAGCACCTGTTCCATCTCCTTTGATGGGAACAGAAGTATAAGTTCTACTAGCAGTTCCTAATCCAACTCCCTTGTTAGTTACAGTAACAATTTTGATGCTTCCATCAACAGCATTATCTCTTACTGCAGCATTTTCAGTTGATGTGCTCCAATCCTTAGGAACTGGAAGATAATCAGTGGACTCAAACTTAACAACATCACTAGGTTTAATGGTGAACAAATATTTCCACAAATAACCATCACCACTATTACCAGCAGATCTTGGTTCTAAATCAGTAAAGGTTGGTTCGTCAAGAGAAGGTCTCCCACTTGGATTGTCAGGATCCATTCCGTTTTGAAGACAAATATAGACTCTGAAATCACTATTCATTACAAAATAGTTTGACAAATACAAAGACGTAGATCCAGAAATCTTCGCGGTATTTGTTCTACTATAATCATGACGATACATGTCATATGAGGTTCCAGAGGACCAAGTTCTCTTAGGAACAACCTGCCTAACATCGGCAGTGTTAATCTTTTTCAGGGCAACCATTGTGTCCCAATAGTCATTCTCCTGGTCAAAGTTATCCTTTGGTGCAGGGGGATCACTATCCCAATCACTTTGGTAATCAGATGGATTAGGAAGACCAATAAATGAATAGTAAGAATTGCTGGAGCTCTCTACTCCAGCAACAAAGTTTTTTGCATTTAATATCCTAATCTGGTCCGTTATAATGGCAGCCATTTGACAGAGATTTTTTATTTATTTATTAGTAATTAGACCGAGTAATTTTTAAATTTCAATGATTTAGATCTTACGATCATTGGTGAAGTTGAAATACCTACACCATTAGTAATTCCAACACCAGACGTTGTATACGCAGTGTATGAATTTTCTTTAGTTCTAGATACTTCAATCTTGCCAAAACTATAATCACCAAAGAAGTCTGATGTTGTAATTCCAGAGGTGATGAATTGGTCAACATCAACTGTAACTCTTCTTACATGTGTAGTGATACCTTGAACACTTGTTGATATGGATACTGCAGTTCTAATTGCATAAACATTATCTGCAAAAGAGGTTCCCACTCCAACTGTGTTGCCTGCAGAATCAAAGGATGTAATAGATGTTTCACCTGCACCAATGTTAGAATTTCTAACTATAAACAAATCATTTGCATCAAGAGAACTTATTGTCACTGCTGTTCCTGCAATATTAGTATCTCTCAAGAATGAATTATATGGAATATGAAGATCAAATATTAAAGATGTTGTACCAACACCAACATTTGTGGTGCCAAATCCAACAATAACACCAAGATCACCTACAAAAGAAGTTACAGATACTTCTTCCTCAGTAAATGCTGGTGGAGATATAAGAACAGCAGGAGGATTCGTATTAGTATATCCAACACCAGGACTTGTAATGGCAACTCCAGTAACAGTGCCTCCTGCACTTATCGTTACAGAACCAAATGCACTAGAAGTTGTAGCAACACCTACAGTAGATGCAATACTTACAGTTGCTGTTGTGTAACCTACTCCACCGTCAGATATAACGATTGAAGAAATAGTTCCCAATCCAGAAACAACAGCAGTTGCCGCGGCCGATGCTTTAGTTTCCTGTCTAACAAATTTAATTTTATTCTGGAAGGTTAAATCAGTTGCTTCATTTTGAGAGTTAAACAGTGGTCTGAGAGAATCAACATAAACTGCAGTAGAACCAACTCCTACAGATTTAATAATATATGCACTTGGATTAATTACTGGTTCATAAAGTTCTCTATCTTTTCCAACAGGAATTTCATCAATAATTTTATCTTCAGTTTGTCTACACCATGTTACGGGTCTTTCAAGATCAACATTTGAAGTATTACCTGGTCCATAATAAGGATTAGTTTGAACACTACTTGTAGAATTAATTAAAGTTACAGATCTTTCATCTTCTGTTAAGAATGAATCTTGAGTTGAAGAATTATGTTTGATCTGAAGGGTGTCACCTTTTTTGACAGTCTCAATAACTTCTTTAAATATAACATCAGTGTCACCACTTCCTTTATAGAAAAGTATCTGAACTCTATCACCAATCTTAGGTGCTTCAGTAAAGGTAACAAAATTGCCACCATCAAAAGTGTAACCCTCTCCTGGAACTTGTAAAATATTATTTACAAATATCAGAAGAACATCTTGAACATTAATTTTAGATCCCTTAGCAGCAACAATTGATACTGCAGTCCCATTTTGAAGAAGGTTAAAGTTTCTTCTTATTCCATCAATTGAGTCACTTACATCATCCATTACTTGAAGTGTGCCTAAAGACCATCCTGTAAATTCGTCGGTGGCCACTTTATCAACAGTGATTTGGAATTCATTTCCACTGTAAGAAGATGTGGTTGGAATACCAGTGGTTCCACCTATTGCAACAGTTAAGATTTCACCATTACCAAATCCATAACCAGTATTAGTGATTTCAAAGTCAATTACACTTGAACCCTGACCAACAACAATATCAATCTTTGCCTCAGTGCCTACACCAGAAACTGAGGAAGATGAATATTCAAGTGTGAGGTTAGAGTAAGAAAGTGGTTGATCAAATACAACGTAAGGTATATTAGATGTTGTATATCCAGTTCCTGGATTAGTGATAGCCACACTCACAACGTTACCGTTACTAACAACAGCAGTTCCAATAAACTCAATACTTGGTGTTCCAGTTGCAGAAAGTCCTACACCAACATTTACAGTTTGAATACCAGACCTATAACCAGATCCACTGTTACCAATAGAAATTGATTGTATTGTACCAAGTCCAGAGACAACAGCAGTTCCTCCTGCAGCAACAAGAGGTTGATATCCTAATCCCTCAGTAGAACCAACAGAAACAATAATACCACCTTTGGGGAAACTAGAAATACCAACATCTGATCCTAATGGATCTGTTTCAGTTCCATTAAATGTTACTGAGGTAATTCCTGCTGACTCATTTAAATTGTATTGATTGTTAGAACCAGGTGTTTGGAATACATCATTAACAAGAATGATTGCATTTTCTGTTGAAATGCCAGTCACATCGGTGCTATTTTGATATAATCTAAATTCATTTTGAGTTCCATTAAATCCTTGAGAAATATCGTCAAAGATATAATTTTTATGATATGCTTCATTAGAAGAATTCTCAATGCCTGATCTTATAAAGGATCTACCTTGGAAACTGGAACTTGTCGTAATACCAGTCCAATCACGTTCATCAGGTGCATTTGTTGAAGAACCAATTGGTGTATTTCCATATGGTGCTTCAACGAAGTTAAGATGATTATCTACGATATTATAATTACCAACAATTTTGGTTACCAAAGCACCAGTGCTAAATCCTGATAATTTAGTTCCTAACCAAGGTCTTCTAACTCTTATCAAATTAGTACTGCCGATACCAACACCTTCAATCTTCATAATTTCACTACCGATTTGAATTATATCGGATCCAAAGAATGATGTAATGCCACTGAATTTTAACAAATTATCTGCAATGGTGACTGAATCTGCTAATGTTGTGGTTACTGCTGTAGAAACAACAGGTGATTGAATAAGATTATCAAGTGCTACAATTACTTTTGCGTTTTGATTTGTAGCAATAAATCTATGTGAAGTTCCAATACCTACACTTTCAAGTTCAACAACTTGTGGGATTGACTTAAGTGCATTTTCGGCACTAGATGCAATTTTAATATTGTTGTCATCTACTTTAACTGCATACAGATTTTCACCTGGTAGGAATGTTGTAGAAGATGCTCCAACAAAACTAGTTGTTGCAATACCAACAGCAGATGTAGTTAATCCAACATGAACGTATCTAATTTTTTCACCACTTACGAAGAAGTGATTAGGTAGTTTGATTGTATTATTAGTGATACTTACAATTGAACTATCATTACCTTCAAAATATCTTTCAAAGACTTGCAAGTTTTCATGTTTGAGTTCAAACTCTCTCTTAATATCAGACTCGGTTCCAGTATAATCACCAAATCCATTTTTAATAGAACCGTTAGTAAAATCAATTTCTGAAGACTTGGTATCATCTTCAATTAAACAAATATTATTAGAATATACATTAACAACTGTATTGACACTTGCTGGTGGAGTGTATACAAGAGATACAGTGCCCGCAGTAGATACTCTGGAACCAAATGTTCCAAAACCAGTTGCAGTTGAAGTTTCAATAACTCCATATTCGGTCATATAGGTTTCTCCCTCTTCGGAAGAATCTGTAGTGTAATCATCAAGAACTAAAATTTCAGATAATTGATAATTATTGTTCGTGGTATCAACAACTTGCACTAAGAAATAAGCACCATCAAAATTATCAGTGAATTGTGAAATAGTGTTTATACCAGGAGTTGCAGAGGATGAAATAGATGTTGTCTCGGCTTTAGTTTTAGAATAACTTAAATCTGCAGTTCCTATTCCTGTAAAAGTATCACTTGCGAGACCAACTTGAATTGTGTTAATAACTCCAGTTGTTCCTATACCTGTTGATGCAGGAACAAAATCTACTTTAAGATCAGAACCACTAATATAAGCATGATAAGTTCCTAATCCAACTTCAGAGTACGCTGCAATTCCAGTCGTAAGTCTTCCA